GCAGTAGCTCGTCGATCACCTTTGCTGGCAGGTCATTACGCAGCTCCGCCAACTCACCAGGAGCGAACAGCTTGGTGCCGTTTTCATCCGTTGCCTTTGAAGCCAGCAGCTGCAACGCAAAGTCGATCGCGTCATCAGACTTCGCCTGCTTCTGCGCACGCTGACGCTCAGCGATCGTCAGAGGCGTCATCCAAAACTCGAACTCGCCGCCGTCAGGCAGTTCGACGCTCTTGCGCTGCGTTGACATGCTGCAAGCAGCACGGAGCCGATCAAGTGCTCTCATAGGAATGGGTGTGAATCTCTTCAATCCTAGGCAGGCGTATGGGGGTGATCAGCACACCCCCAGACAACCCGGCTGGGATTCACCACCAGCCCCTGCAGACTAGACACAAAAAAAGCCGCCCCGAAGGACGGCCCTCAAGTCTTCTCTCTGATCAGAGAGTAACGCCGAACAAGGCTTTCGGCTGTGCAGCCAGGGTGAACTGGATTTCAGCCTCCACCACGTCATCGGTGTTCACCGAGACGCTGAAGCCGTTCAAGGACACCTGAGCCTCGATGTAGTTCGATTGAGTGTCATCAATCGCGGCACCAGTGCCAGCCACAGCATTGATGTACAGCTTCACCGTGGCGAGGCTGTTCTTGTACATGCTGTTGGCCAGCAGACGGTTCGACATCCCCTGACCGCTGGTGAATACAACGGTCATGGTGCCTTCGCCAGAAGCGAAACCAGCTTGGCTGGTGCGGAACGTGGCGTAGCGAGACGCAGCACCGCCCACCTTGCAAGGCAGGGTGGTGGTGTCCACCGTTTCACGGGACAGGTCAAGAGACCATTCCTTCACACCGCACAGTGCATCAACAGGTGCAAATGCAATGTTGACGTGACCAGCGGAATCGGCAAATGGCACCGCAGCTGTCAGCGTGGCAGTACCAGAGAAGGGAGTGGTTGGTGCTGCAGCATCAATCGCTGCACCACCAGGACCTGAACCACCTTCCAGACTGATGCTGCTTGCTGTCGTGGCATAACCAGTACCAGCGGTAGTGATCGTGATCGCTGCGGCGGTCACGCCACCACCAGCAGGCACTACAACAGTGGCCTTTGCGGTCACGTTGGTGCCCTGCTTCAGGCTGACGTTGGTATAGGTGCCAGGTGTGTAGCCCGCGCCAGCAGTGGCAGCCGTAAGGCTGGCAATGCCAGAACCGCTGCTGCCGTTGCCGCCATCACCGTTAAGAGTGATAGGCGCACCGCCCTTGGTTGCAGACACATCAACCTTGCCGGCTACAACAGCCACCACGTAATAAGTGGTGCCAGCAGTCAAGGCAGAGTCCAGCTTGCCGCCGTCTTCAACCTTGAACACCACCGAATCACCAACGCGGAAATCCGCATCAGTAGGCACGGTGATGCTGGTGCCAGCAGAAAAGTCAGTGTGATCTTTAAGGCACCAATGGGTGCCTGCAGGGGAGAACATCACCAGGCCGTCTTGGCCGGTGAGGCTGCTCGTTGAACATGCGACTGGCATGTCAAGACCTCATAGAGAACAGGCGGGGGCGTCTGTTACCTGCGGGGGCTCAGGCTCTCTAAGCCTACGCAACCCGAGCTGCCCAAGCGCAACTGATCGAGTTGATGTGGTGAGGGCGGGCATCATCACGGACCGTCGTGGGGCCAGTGATATTCCGAGTAGAAGCCTGCACTAATCCGGCTCTCTCCGAATGCTTGCCCAGCTTTTGCCATTCCTTGATCACCTCAAGACAGATGTCCTCGCCTGGTTTGCTGCCACGGTTCTTGGGCGTGTAGACGTTGCACAGCACGCTGCCCCGTAAATGCTCCGAGGGCCCACAGCCAATCACATCCTCTGTCGTATCCGTAAAGCTCATGCTCACCGTTGCGTAAGGCGCTGCAGGGCCAGGCGGTGTCTCGCCCACACCATCAAAGAAGATCTGATCAGCTGGAATCCCAGCAACGCGCAGAGCGTCATAGGTCAGCTTCTCAAATGCGCCGCGTACAGGTTGATAGCTCACAGCTCAAACCTCGCTTTGACAACCTTGGCAGCAGTCTCTTGGATCTTCGGCAGCCTTGAATTGCGGAAATCAGTGAACCATGTAGTTGGCTGCGAAACCACCCTGCCCTCAATCGCAATCGACTGGGCGTAAGGCAGGTTGTTCGTCAGGTAGTAGTTGCGGTAAGCGTCCACTTTCAGCCCAGTGGCATCGGTGTTCGGGCTATCTGTGCCAACAGCGGCCACATCGCCGCTGGCAGAGCCCTCGGTTGCAAACCAGCTTGAACGGAAGCGGCCCGTGTCATAAGGCGAGATCTTCGTGCTGCCCAGCTCGCTCTGCGCTGTGATCAGCGTCTCAGCCTGCAGGTTGCTAAGTGCATCCTTCAGATGTTTCGCCAGCTTGTTCGGGTCAGTGAACCGTGGCATCAGGCCGCCCTCCCCTTGATCTTGCTGGCAATCAGCGCCTTGCTGCTGTACGTCGGCGCGACCTCGACGACCTGCCAGACCATGGAGTCATACGTGAAGCTGTCTCCTGTCTTGGGGAGGAAAGACAGTCCACTAGCGCCGTGATGAATCCAAATGCTGATCTCATACGTCTCGCCAGCACCGCCCTCCTCAGATCGATTACGCGCGAGGACTCCCGCCTTGATTGCATGGTCTGTCGTGCTGCCAGTAACAGCGCCCGTAAGCGGGTCATAGGTGCGAATCCCGGCTTGGTGGTACGTGATAGCTGTCGGGAAGGTGACATCAATCAAACCCTCAGCAACAGGCAAAAACGTGGCGTCGATGTCCATCAGCAGCACCTCGACAGCACACGGCTAGAGCCTGCTGCCACATTCAGCAAGCAAGGCCCCAGTAGGTCAACCAGCCAGGGGAACTTCTGCAGAATCAACGGCGCTGTAGCACTCACCTTGCCCGTAGTGGTCTGCCCATCCTTCACGTCGTAGTAGTCCTGTTGCAGGTCGCCCAGCTTCTGCGACCTGATTGCACCCATCGTTCCTGTTGAGGTGCTGCCGCCAATGATCGCTGTCTTGTTCTGATGCAACCCAAGCGCTAGCTCAGCTGTTGCCTGCACCATCGCCTCAGGTAACGCTGTGCAGACCACCGCAGAACAGCACCCTGCTGCATCCTGCTTTCGCGGCCATTGCAGCGGCTGCGTATCACTGCACTTCTCACCCTTCCAGCACAGCGCCTCTAGCCAACGGGTAGCCTCCGCCAATGCCACCGTCTTCTCGGCACTGGTCAATGCCGCCCACGTCGCAGCGTTGAAACTACTCGCGAAATAGGTGTCGGCATCCGCCTCTGACAGATAAGCCGTCGCAGTGGGTAAAGCCATCAGAGAGGGACTGTAATCACGTCATAACCCTGCTTTTGCAAGCGTCGACGCAGGCCATGTGCCTGATCTGGCATGCAATCAAGAACGGGCGTAAAAAAACGCGGCCGCATGTGCTCCGGCAGTTTTTCACTGGGCTCCAGGTAAAGCCGAATGACACCCACCATCAGCCCTAAGCAGGGGTAGCTCCAGTCTATTCGCGCCGTATCGCCAGACTTAGGGAGAGTTCAGCCTCATTCCTATGGCTACCAAGAAGACCGAACCCGCTCCCGTCGAGGCGATCGACATCGCTGACCCCAAGCCCGAACCCAAGGTCAAGGCCAAGGCACCAGCACAGACCTACACGCTGGACCAGCAGATGGTGATGGCGGCCATGGGCATCAAGCCGGAGTAGGCACAAAAAAGGGGGCCAAGCGGCCCCTACGCAGGGATAATGGTGTTGCCAGGCGAGTTGACGCTCCCTGGCGTGATCATCTGAAGCACCAGACGATGCCAGAAGTATGGCAGCCCATTCCTGGGTTTGATGGCTATGAAGTCAGCGACCACGGCAGTGTTCGAAGCCTGGATCGCTGGATTGAACGCAATGGGAAGCCTGCAAAGCTCCGCGGGCGCACTCTCCGCTTTCGCAAGCATCCGCAGGGCTACCGAGGCGTCTCTCTGTCTGGGCAAAAACAATCAACCGTCCACGCACTGGTGCTGTTGGCTTTTGAGGGACCACGACCCGATGGGGCTTGGATCAACCACATCAACGGCGACAAGGCTGACAACCGCTTGATCAACCTTGAATACTGCACGCCAAAGCAGAACCAAGAACACGCCGTCCACTCGGGTCTTGCCCCAATGCCGCCGGGAGCCGGCAAGCTCACCGCTGATGACGTGCTGCAAATAAAAAGCCGCCTTCGTGAAAACGAAAGCGGCGCTGCGATCGCCAAGTCTTTCTCGGTTACGCCTGAATGCGTATATGCAATCAAGTGGGGGAAAATTTGGGCTTGGCTATAACTAAGACGACAAATCCGCCTTAATTATGGTGTTACACCCCCAAAAGGCGAATTAACAAACAAACGAACGATGTCGAAGTTGCGGATGTCGGTGTAGATGTTGCTCCAGGAACCAGCAGTCGCAAGGACACTGTTCGCAGGATTATCAGCGCCGGTGTAGTTAGAGCCGAACGCATGATAGCCGTAGTGCATGTCTACGGAAATCACGTCTTGCTTGCTTAAAATGTTCCGATCTGCCTCAATGCGCAGCTCCTGCTGGGTTCCCTCAGCAATCGCGCCCTGAGCCAGCATGTAGACGGGATACTTCAGGGCGTTACCTGCAGTACCGCCAGCGCCGTTCACGCCTTTGATGTTGTCATCAACGATGACGCGCATCCCAGCGAAGTAGGCAATCTGATCGTTGGTAATACCAACGCCGCCGCCACCCCACTTAATGTCCTTGCCCGAAGACAGCGAATCAGAAGAGAAGGTGAGCATCCCCACCTGCTGCAGGTAGAAGTAGCAGGAGGAGTGCATGACGATCACCGAGAGGCGATCAGCGCGCTCACCGAGCTTCGACTTAGCAGCGATTGCAGAAGCAGCCGACAGGTAGTTAGCTGCAGTCAGAGCGGTAGGAGCAACGTCAGCCGAAACATCGGTCTCAAGTGCCTTGTAAGCAGTGGCAAACAGACCGTCAAGTTGAGACAGCACGGTGGCCATCTTCAGCTTGTTGATGGCATCAGCCAGATAGCCGCGGATGGCAGCCATCGGGTCAGTGCCAGAGCCAAGGCGGCTCAGGTCATCTACGGCGTAGCTAAAGCCACGATGCAGGATCGGAGCGGTCTGCTTGCCGGCGGTGATCTTCTGAGGAGTCAGGTAGCCTTTGCCGCTGGTGCCCCAGGTGGCATTGGACTCGATGCGCTCTTCGGTCGGAGCGATCGGCTTCCAGGTGGGCACTTCAACCTTCACGCCACCAGCGCGGGCGTCAAGGCTGGCGTCACGCACGACAGCGCCGGAGCGCAGCATTGCGGACTGCTCATAGATTGCTTCGCTTACATAGGCCAGAAACTCCGGCCTCGTCACAATGTCGCTCAAAAACGAGCCACCTGTGTAGTTCTGAAAAGGTGCAGCCATTGTTTTCTTTAGTAGGGCTTACCGTGGATCACCCTCTTTGCGCTTCAGCCTTCAAGGCTTTGGCGAGTTCAGGATTCTGCTTCTCAAGCAATAGTGCTTCGGTCAGGTTGCCGGTGCGATAGGGATTGACCATCCCAGGTGCAACGGTCGCAGCAGGTGCTGAACCCATACCGACACCAGCAGACGCGCCAAAGTGGTGCATCCAATCCGGCGACTGCCTCAAATTGGCAACGTAGTCATTCAGTGGTTGCTCGACGCCCCCGTTGAGCACCACTGGCTTGCCTTCGTCGTCAGTCCGAAGCTGTGGGGCCAGCAGCTGAAAGAGCTGCGTTGGATTGACTGCATTTGCTTGGCTGAGTTGCTGTGTAGCAGCAGCTTTTAGTCGCTCCTGAGCCACGTTCTCGGTCACGGACGCGAGTTGTGCCTTCAGTTCGACAATTTGGGCATCACGCTCAGAGACAGTTCTCTTCGCCTGTTCCCACAGATCCTTGAATGCGCCTTGATCCTCAAGGGACTTCTGCGCAGCAGACTGCTGGATGGCCTTGATCTGTTCCAGCTCATCTTTGAGCTGTTGCATCTGAAGGCGAGCTTCATCCGCTTCCTTCTTAGCTTGCTTTGCGTGCTGGTTAGCTAGACCGAGCTTGGTACGCAGAAGCTCAGCATCGGCATTGCCTTGCTGTGATTGCTCTTCAGGGCGGATGGGTTTGTTCAGCAGAGCGGGATCGACGGCCACGGGCACGTCGGTGGAGAGCACGGCTGCTCCGGTTTGCTCTTCTGTCATTCAGCAGAAAGAGGGTTACGACTAAATCCTATCTGTACGTAGCGGT